TTTATTCATTTGAAGAGCTTCTCAGAGATATGAAATTCAATAAAATCAGGATGTTAAATAGACGCGCAGCCGGCATTAAGGAAGATATCAAGGTTACAGACCTAATTCGTCCTAGTATTGTATGCGGCCATAAAGGCGATATTGAAGAAAACGCAAGAATTAACGAAAAGATTTTGCTTGATTATTATTATCAGGCACATAAGCATCGTATTCCTTTGTATAATTCAACTCAAATTGTCATTAGGTTCTATTCTGATTGTAAGCCTACTAAGCGTTTTATTGGTAGGATTAAATACTATGTCCGAATCATGAAAGAAATATCTGCAATTATTGATATTGCAGAAGGTTCATAACTAATATAACGGAGGCAATTATGCTATTCTTAATTGTATTATCAGTACGGAAATTATTAGCACTTTTTGCCTTCCGTTAAATAGAAAATTAAAATAATCTTGTAGGGATTTAAATCTACAAACAATAAGAGGCGGCCTACTATGCCTAATAAATCAAAAGAAATTGGTCTTCTTGAGCAGTTTCTTTCCGAAGATGTTTATTACAGTGCAGATGAACTTATCACTGTTATAAATAACATCAAGAGTGAGTTTAACAATGTAACTGTAGCTCTTGAGCCGCATTCAGGCGGGAGCTATATTGTTGTATATGGAGAACCCAAAGATGAATAAACGATTTCTTATTGTAGCCCTTTTATTGGTTGCAAGTTTTAATGTTGGAGCCGGAAATAAACAGAGATCGGCTTCTTCAGAAGTAAGAGCTTTGGCAACTGCTATTCATAATGAAGCTCGTGGCGAATCTGTAGCAGGAAAGAAAGCGGTCGCCCATGTCATTATGAATCGTGTTAAACACAAAAAGTTTCCGAATACGGTAAATGGCGTTATCGCCCAACGTGGACAGTTTCAATGGTATCGTAACAAAAAGCTGCGTTCTAAAACTAGCTACGATAAAGAAACTGAAAAAATTGCACAAGAAGTTTATTTAGCCCATAAGGCGAAACATCATGTCGACAGTACCCGGGGAGCTATTTTCTTTTCCTCTAATGGAAAACGACCAGCACCACGAGCTGTTAAGCCGCATCGTATTGGCAGGCATGTATTTTATAAACTGAAATCTAAATCAAAATAAATTTTAAAGGTTAACCAATGAAATCACCTAATGTATTGTATAAAGCATATGCTAAACTTGGTTTGGCTATTGCACAGGAACTGACATTCTCTGCTCCTACTGATAAAGAATTCCGCGAATTTGCAGAATCAGAATGCGCCCAAGTTGACCATATGGTGTTAACTTCTGAAGACATCAAGTCTATTGCCGATATGGATGATGAAGACTTGAAAGATTTGGGTTGCAATATCCTTCTAACCAAAGAAGGTAAACGTATTGCTGAAATTCCTTCACATATTCGTCGCCTTGCCGAGTCTGACACTATTTATGATGTCGGTACAATCGAAATCGAAGATGAAGAATTCGGCAAACGCGAATTCAAAATTACCGGTGTATTCTTGAATGGCGAAAATGCCTTTTGATTAATAAAACAAGTTTGTGACGAAAATACTTTAAACCTCCTTTCAAAGTTCGTCACCAGTCGTTAAATAACAGTTGTTCTGCTTGCATTGACTACGCAATTACCCGCATTGGGAACAATCAGACTAACTTTTTGTATACTGTCGGATATATCAAAGTTCCCAATAACCATTCCCCCGTACACCGAATGCCATGCCCTTTACTGCTTTCCTTTCGGCAACAAAGGCATTCGGATCGGGGCCCCATTATTAAGTGTATAAAATTTTGTGCACATGGTTCAGGATAATCCATGACTCCGAAAAATCCTATTGAAATACCTTTCTTGACAGCTTGTAGGCGACGGCTTGCAATCGCAGGGACGACGGAAAGACGGCACCCTAATACTCCTTTATTAGTGATAGAAAAGGCCCCGCATCGAAAGGTGTCGGGGCCAATTCTTTTGTTAATAATTATTTAAAGAAAGGTGATTTATGGTTATCTGTATATGCAATAATATTAATGATAAAACTATTGCTGCTTTGGCTGTTAATGGTGCAGAACTTGAAACGATACAAAAAGAGACCGGTGCAACCACTTGTTGTGGATGTTGCCACGAAATGGTTTGCTCATTGATTTCAAAGCACAAAGAGACAGCAAAGGAAGGGAAATGAAATGCGTTCAAATAGAGGAAGAAGAAGCTACAGTTATGCAAAGATAAAGTTTCTTACGGGACGTTTGAAATGGGTAATGAAATCCATTCAAAATCGGATCGATAAAATGAAGGAAAAATAAGCTGACCGGCACTCGATTGAGTGTCGGTCTTTTCATGGATGTAAGTGTTAACCCTAGAAAGGTATAAAAGATGCATTTAAGAATCTCTAATGGACAAATTCCTGTAATCAACAAAAACTCTACACCAGCAGAAGTGTTTTCGATTTTTCGTGAACATTTAACCGCTGAGGGTCGAATTGAGTTTGAGCTTAAGTCTGACACTTTTGGATTTAAGGTTATTAATGTGATCAACGATAAGACTGTTGAGACAGAATTTATCATCCCTGAATCTTTCTTCAATCCAAAGAATCATTGGCCTCATTTTGCTTTTTGTTCGCGTCATATTAATAAACGGGCGCCAATTGAAGTGATCAATCACTTTGAAATGTTATACTTCTTCCTAGCTGAACGATTTGAAGATGCCCTAAAGAATAATGAAATCTTTACGACTTACATTCGTCGTGATATTAAACTGATCACAAATTTTGTTGAATATGTAAGTCCAAATGCTTTTAATGCAAACCTGAAGTCATCGAACCTTTTGGTTTTATGGGCGCCATATAGCACTAATACTGGCACATCTTTGGTTTATAAGAACCGTGATTTGCCTATTGGCGACTTAGTTCACCAACGTGTAATTACAAGCCCTGACAAGGAAGCTATTACGGCTATGGCTAACTGCTTCAATCTGATGCCAGGTTCAGAGACTATGCTCTCTGAGAGTAACAAAATCGTTGTTTCTGATGGTGAAGCAGAAATTTCTTGTGCTGGATTTGGCTTTGAATATGATGATGAAGATCGTATTGTTGGATTCTCATCTATCTTTCCTAGAGCTTCAGCATTGCCTGCTCGCTTGAAAACTCACGTAAATGGTAACCATTTTGGTGTATTGCAACCTGATAAACCTTTGTTTATTGAGGATGCAGCAATTAACTCTGACGGTTCATTTGCTTTCGATGAAAACGGTGATCATATTCCCTTGGATAATGGCGGCTTGGATGCAATCGTTGTCTACCAAGATATTGACTTCGAAAGCTACCATCAAGTTGGCGGCGACTTAGAGGTCAATCGCCGTATTGGTAACCAAATTGTATTTATGAATCGCCATAAAGAAACAGAATTCGATGAAATTCATGTTAAAGAAGGTGAAACATATACAGCACGAAATGGCTCTGTAACACTAGGTGTATTTGATCGTCGCCCAATTGCAGTGGATAACGTCGTTAAAATTGAAGTAACCAAAGTTTCTCAAAATGGTTATAACAATTCAGCGCGAATTGATTTTGTAGCCTATTACAAAGTAGGCAATTCTCGAATCACTTCTCATACAGGTCTGAAAGGTGTAACTAAAACCATGATGACTTGTGGTCACATCTATTCCGACGATTTCGAAATGGAAGTTGATATCCTTACAGGTGTCAATAGCATTAAAGCGAAAGAAAATACCGTACGTTTAATGCAAGCAGCATTTGCATTGAAATATGGTTATTATACTCCCGCTTCTGGCGATAAACTTCTCTCATCTATGGATGAAGATGAAATTAATGCCGCGGCTAAATCCATTCCGGAAGTAACCTTTAAAATGGTCCGTGAAGGAAAAGAAGTTGAATTTAAGACCCGTTTGTATGGTGTGATTCAAATCAATTATACTGAAATTGGCAGCCACTTTACAGTTGTCAGAAGCCAAAAGATGAGCTTCAATGCTTTGCGCTATATTTCTCAGACCAAAGATTCCAATTTGGCACAATATATCCTGGACAATTGTATCGATCCGGATGAAAAATCTGCCGTAATTGAATTGATGAAGTGTTTGAATGATAAGACGCGCCGTTTTGTGTCTGCTGAACATAAGCCTGTTTATACATTAAGCAGCTTAAAGAATCATTTCTCTGAAAAAGATTTGATTCTGGAACATAGCTCTATCTTCCCATTGTATTCTAAGCTTCTTGATGAAGACTTCAATAAAGGCTTCTATATCAATTTGAGCGAACAGCGTCAAAATACATTAGTTCGTATTCCTGATGCTAAAACTTTGGGTATGTTCTGCAGTAAGCAAACAAATGGCGAATATGTTTATCCTGGCATTTTGATTGAAGTTTGTAAAATTATTCAAAATGCTTTACTTGGTAAACCTTATTACTATCGGATTATTCCGAGTCGTAATGAGAGCAACCAAAACCGTGTTAGTGCCTATGGCAATTACATGGCATCTTTGAAGTCTATGTTGTACTCTTCAGAGATTTCAGGACAAACATTGATTCAAACTATGATTACACCACGATTGCGCGGCGTAAATATGAAACAAATGCACGATGTATACGTCCCTGATGGCGTTGTCGTTGTATTGAATAACCGTATTTATACCGACTTGCATGAATATGTCTATCCAACCAAGAATCTGCCGGTTGAACAAGGTATTATTCAGGCCTTTAAAAAGCTTTATGCTTTCACATTACGTTCACCGTTTTTGTGGAAAACACAGTTGCTGATTAAAGAATTGTGGGATGTAAATAAGTTTGATACTTATCTCAAGCAAGAGTATGGCTTTGCATTAGAAGATTATCTGGATGTCAAATCCAATTTGCACTGCGCATTGATTGGCAAAGATGTAATCAAAGGTAGCCATTCTGATATTGATGGTGACTTGTTACAAATTACTGTATTACCAGAAGAAGCTCAACAAATGATGAAAGAGTTTCAACTTAGCAACATTACCGACAAGATGTATCAATGGGATGAAGATTTCTTGCAATCAGAATATGATAGCATTAAGAAATTGGATTGGACCAAAAAGTATAAGTTGCATTATACTCCGACCTATTGTAAACGTCCTGGTGATGAAAGCTATATTGATTTGATTACAAACTCTGCTAACGCTAAGAAAGCCGTTGGTCCCGGCACTAATAATTCTTGGCAATTCGGTATGCTTATCGAACTTTATTTGGCATTACTGAATGAAGATTCCGACTTGGCTTATCGTGCTATCTCGGGCAAAACAGGCAAAGAGTTTGTAAAAATCCCGCTTAACGATAAACTCGCTCAAGAGTGTGACCATGTGTATACTGAAACGAATGAGCGTTATGTTATCAATGCGATCAAGCATATTAAAGGCGGTGCAACTCAACATCAGAAATTTATGTTGGGCACATTGGGTTCTGATCAAACAGTCCATAAAGAAGTAGTAGAAGCAATTGTGAATGAAATGGGATATAGCCGTGAAACAGCTATGACCATCATTAATATTGCTATATGGGCTGATCAGCATAACCTTATTAAGCTTACCGGCGACTTCCTCCGTATGCATAATAAAGGTCAAACCATTGACAACAATGGCGAGCCTATTGACTTGAAAGACCCTGAAGTATCCAAGTGGTTCAACTTGATTGTAGACAAAACATTTGTTGGTAAAATGATTAAGCCAGCATTTGATGTATACAATCAATGTATTGGTCAGCTTGGCATTGAAGAGGTTGATTCGAGCCCTGAAAACAATGTAACAGAAGCTAAGGAAATTGATATCGATTTTCTGTAAGATGTGCTAATAGGCGGGCAAGGTAAATCCTGTCCGCTTAATTTTATTTTAATACTATATTTATTTTTAATGGAGTTAAATTATAATTATTGAAACTGAAAATAAAACTGAAACAACAGCTGAGAATAAATATAATATTGAAGTAACATCAAAAACTTTTAGAAGTTTGTTTGGTGATTTGTATGCAAATCCATTTCGTTCCATGATTCGTGAAATTGTGGCAAATGCACACGATGCAAATCGTCAATCTGGATACAATGGACCAGTTGAGATTTCTATTTATAAAGACGGTGTAGAATATTATATGGAAATCAAAGACCATGGTGTCGGAATGACTTATGACGACATGGTGAATATTTACACTACGTTTTTTAAATCTACGAAAAGCGACAATAATGATAGTATCGGCGGCTTTGGCATTGGGTCTAAAAGCCCGTTAGCATATGCTGATTATTTCATCGCTACATCTGTAAAAGATGGGAAAAAGAATGTCATTATGACTTCTAAAAATAACGACATTCCAAGTTATCAAGTAATGCTTAAAAATGTAGATACCAATGACACAAATGGTACTACTATTCGTATTCCCATTGAAGCCAATCATGTAGGCCAAATAGAAGGTGTTTACAATCAAGAATTGATTGGATTCTGGCCTTTGCCGAAATTGACAGATTTAAACGGCAAAGACGTTTCAGCTGAAGCCATTGAAGTTATTGATGGCCTTCGGTTGATAAAAATGAAACCTAGTCATTTTTCGGGATTTAAAATGTCAGTAGGCGGACCTAATTATGTAATATCCCATCTGCCTATGGCATTTAATCTTGTAACCATTATGGATGTTCCTATTGGGGATGTTAAAGTTTCTTTATCAAGAGAAACCGTTACATACGATGACAGTTTAAAGCAAACACTTTCTCGTATCTTTAAGGATAGGATGGGTGAAATTGATTCAAAAGTCAAAGAAATGACAAAAGAAGAAATCCTATCTACACCTTGGATACCTAAATTATTTTTTACACCTGATACGGCTTCTATTTGCGAAACCATATTTGGCAAATTGAACTTTGATTTTCTTAAGGATGTTAAATGGGCCTTCCAGAATCAGCCTTATGGCGGTAAATACTGTAGTAGGACATGGAATAACTTTAAGAAATATATAATGGGCTATTTAGGGAATATAATTAAACAAGATTCTTTGAATTTTGCCCCTACAGATATGGTACAAGATAGCCAAATTGTAGTTTCAAAAGGCTGTATGCCTCCTGGTATTACATTCTTTGTTGATACACATGAAGATAAACTAAAAGAATTTGCAGAATTTCTTGGTAAAAAATGCAATATCTTAAATGCAGATGATCCAAAAATTCGTAAATATTTTAGTCGAAAGAATAGAGAACCGATCCCTGTTAAAAAGGGCGATCCTATTAAATTCTCAGCAGATGTTTTCTACTCTTCAAACAATTCTAATAAGATTGTTTATGAGTTAGATGAAATCGGTGAAAATGACGTTTTTATTGTTGGGGAGCCAAATACAAAGAGCATTCATTATGCAAGAAAGATGGAAGCTCTTAAAAAGATCTTTCCCGATAGGAATATCTATGTTGGTAGAGGAACTCCCAAAGGTTTTATCGCTGCTAAAGTTTCAGGTTTGAAAAATGTCTTTACCTTTTATTCATCAGATCCACATGAGATACGTTATGTGAAGCTTTTTGAAATTATGACCGATGAAGAGAAAGAAAAAGCCATTGCAGCTGCTAAATTTGTGATGCGTAAAAATCCAGGTAAAACTATATTCAATTTTTCCTCTACAATTGGTTCAGAATCAATTTGCCCGGGCAGTTTTATATATACTATATCGCCCCTTTTAAAAGAGCGTATGAAAGATGTTGTACTTTCAGCAATTAACAATGGAGATGCTATTGATCTAGGTGATGATAGTCACCCATTAATTGTAATTGGTGTTGCTCTGATAAAAATGGAAATTGAGAAAATTCTTGATCAGATGTATCCGATGTGGAATAATCCAAATTCAGTTTTCTTAAAATATATAGAAAGTTTAGATAATGAATTACAACATAACAATAAATCCTGACAAATTTATTGTCGCAACAGCTGTCGAAAGTAATGGAAATATTTTGACAGCAAAACTTTTTAACTCTCCAGTTATTAAGAATGACTTTGATGCAATTCTTAAAGACTGGTATCGAAATCAGAATGCGGCCTATACTTTCTCGAAAATTTCAAAAGTTCGTTATGCATCTATTGGTAAATATAAAGTTGACCTTTGGGAGTCTAAACTTATTGACTCTGATTTGCCTGAATTGTTGCAAAAAGAAATTTCAGAATTTGTAAGCCGCGCTTGTAAAGTTGGCGACAATGAAATTGCCCCAGAATCATTCCTAAAATTCCTTGAGAATTTAGAAGAAAATCCATCACGAAAAACAATTGATAACCTCTATTCGTTCATTGGTCACAATGACATCGAAATTGACAAAGACGGCTATGTTATTTGTTATAAGGTTATCCGTGAAGACTGGATGGATTCTTATAGCGGGACCATTAATAACTCAATTGGTTCTGTAATTAAGATGCCACGAAACCAAATTGATGATGACGATAACAGAACGTGTTCCAAAGGCCTTCATGCTGCTTCATTGCGATATCTACGGAGCAGTGGCTATGGTCAATCATCAGATGGTAAATGGCGACTAGTTAAACTTCGTGTTAACCCAAGAAATTTCGTATCAGTGCCTGTCGATTATGACGGCTCTAAAGCTCGTGTATGCGAATATAAAGTTATCGAAGAATGCGATAAATCTTTATTGCGCTAAAACACCGTAATTGATGTTTATTTAACCGGCATAATTGCCAATTAATTTAAAGGGATTATATTTATGAAAAGATCTTTTATTTTGATGTCTATCTTGGCAGCTACTAATGTTTTTGCCGATACAAATCCGCACACTAATTATTCAGGTGATGCCGAAACAATCGCCATGCAAAAGTGTGGCGTAGAAGGCAACATTTGTGTAAATACATTCAATCATGATAACAGTGTACAGGCAAATAACCAAGGGACTGTTGCAATTGGTCAGGACGTTGTTGTAAACGGTCTGAATGCTATGGCTATCGGCTCAGGTACAGAATCGCATGGCAGCTCTTCTATTGTTTTTGGCACACAGGCAACAGCAGGTAAAGATGCAGATACATCAATCGTGATTGGTGAACGTTCATCAACTGAAGCATCACGAGTTGTTGCAATTGGTTCAAAAGCAACAGCAGCCGGTAGTGGTTCTGTTGCGATTGGTTCAGGTGTAAAAGGTGATGGTGAAGCATCCATTGCACTTGGTAATGGTTCTGTTGCAACTGCAAAATATGCAACAGCATTGCAAGTAAATTCTCAAGCGCATGGTATTCAATCCATTGCATTTGGTCGTGGTGCTAACACTTCAGAAAATTCTGATTATTCTGTTGCTATTGGTTCTTATGCCAAAACTTCTAATGAAAGTGCTTTTGCTTTGGGTACTTTAGCAAACGCTTCAGCAAAAGAAGCTCAAGCGATTGGTTCTTACTCAGAAGCATCTGTTGAAGGTTCAACTGCAATTGGCGCTTATTCAAAAGCAAAAGTTGACAAAGGTATTTTCGGTGCGAATCCATTGAATGCTCCAATTGGATTGCCAAAAGATTTGGCTTGGACTTCAACAGCAGCTGCTGTTTCTGTTGGTGATGTTGACACAGGTATCACACGTCAAATTACCAATGTTTCAGCAGGTACAAAAGATACTGATGTTGTAAACGTAGCTCAATTGTCTGTAACAGCAAAAGCAGCTAAAACAGAAGTAAAAGCAGGTCAAAATGTTACCATCAATGAAACAAAAGGTGCAAACGGCCAAAGCATTTACACATTGTCTGCAAAAGATGATTCTGCTTCAGTTTCAGCAGGTTCAAATGCTGTTTCTGTCAACAAAGGCAAATTGACAAATTCCGTTCAAGATTATGTGGTTGATTTGTCAAACGAAACAAAAGCAACTTTGAATCAAGTTAATGTCAACAAAGCAGATATTGTTGGTCTGAAAGTGAAAAACCAACAGCAAGATGTTGAAATTGCAAAAGCTAAAACTGAAGTAAAAGCTGGCCAAAACACTTTTGTGACAGAAACAAAAGGTGCAAACGGTCAAAGCATCTATACTGTTGAAACAAAACAAGCTGTTGTAACAGGTGTTGATGGTATTGCTGTTACCAAAGCAACCAGCGGCTTGAACACAATTTACAATGTTGGTCTGTCTAATCAAACCAAAGCAACATTGAATCAAGTAGGTGTAAACACTCAAAATATTGAACGTTTGAGTGGTGCTGTTGAGAAGAATACTCAAAGTATTGCTGCTTTGGAACGTAAATTTGACAAAGTTGAAGATCGACAAAATGCAATTGGTGCAACAGCAAATGCAGCAGCAGCTTTGATGCAAGTTCATCATGCAGGTCAATCAGCAGTTTCAGCAGGTGTTGGTTATTATGGTGATGAAGCGGCAGTTGCAATTGGTGTAAGTGCTTTGTCTGATATGGGTAAATGGGGCTTCAAAGCTCATGTCAACTACAACACTCAAGAAAAAATTGGTGTAGGTGCTTCAATCGGCTACTTTTTCTAATTTTTAAAGATAAACAGATATTAAAGTTTTGAAATATTACGAAAGTTAATGAAAGGTTTTAAAATATGAAAAAATTGTTTATGATTGCAGCAGCGATTGCCATTTCTGCTAATGTATATGCCAACGAGCCCAAATTCCATACATTGAAAGATGCAAAAGGTGCTTCTCAAATGTACAATCGTGAAAGTATGTTTGGTACTTCAGGTCGACATGATGAAGCACATTTGCCAGCATATCGTGGATTGCATATTGGTATGACTAAAGCAGCTGTTCGTGAAAAGTTGGGTGAATTCCCTCAATGGACAAGCGGTTTTCGAGCAAACAAATGGGAATATAATACACACTTTGAAGTTGATGGTAAACATAATGTTTGTCAAGTTCATTTTGACTTCAAAAAAGGTGTGGTTGAGAAAATGTATTTCCGAAACGTTGCTGAAGACAAAATTTCTACTGAAGTTGATGTTTGTGTCAAAGATAAAGAACGTGAAGTTGTAAAAGAAGTAATTGTACGCGAAGTAGCTGCTGTTCCAGCACAAACTAAAGTGCGTCAATAATATAAATTAAGAAACCCCGACTTATTGTCGGGGTTTTATTTTTAAGGTTATTAATATTAAAAGCTTTAAAGGTTTAAGGTCTTTGATATTAGTGATACTTATTATAGTAATAAACAATATATTGAAAGATTAGCTTTGGAGGCTATATGAATTACCGTCTGTTTATTGATGATGAACGTTTTCCTGTTACTCCTGATTGGTTTATAGCTCGAAATAGCTTTCAAGCAATTAAAGCCTTAGAGCTTTATGGAATGCCTAAGGAAATTGCATTCGACCATGATTTAGGCTCTCAGGACACTGCTATTGTATTTATTAATCATCTTGAAAACGAAATGATTGATCATGGGTTAAAATTTCCAAAAGGTTTTATTTATACTGTTCATAGTCAAAATCCAATAGGCGCGGCAAATATTATTTCAAAGATGGATAGTTTAATTCGTCATT